CTGATTGCCTTGAGATTACTGCCGAGCATTACAGCGATCCCCGCATCCGGGATAGTTTCCTCAAGTGCAAGGAGTGTCAGCACAAGCTCTCCCACAAGGGCAAGCCTGACTACCTTGCTAAGACCGGCCGCTGGGTTGGTGGTTACACTGACCGGATCATGCGTGGCTTCCACGTGAACCAGATGTATTCATCGACTGTGAAGCCTTATCAGATCGCTTCCTCTTTCTTGAAAGGCCAGGAGAGCCCCGCCGACGAGCAAGAGTTCTGGAACTCAAAGATGGGAATGCCCCACGAGCCAGAGGGTGCACGTATCTCTGATGCGGACATCCAGAATTGCCTTAGCCAATACGCTATGACGAAGAGCGCCCCTCCTCATGCCCTTGTCACAATGGGCATTGACGTTGGTAAGTGGTTGCACTATGAGATCACACAATACGGTCTTAGCTCCTGGGGCACCGACGTGTCACTGTCAGCCGAGGGCAAGCTTCTTAAAGCCGGTAAGGTCGAGCACTTCGAGCAGCTTGACGCTCTGATGAAGCAGTTCAAGGTCAACTACTGTGTCATTGACGCGAACCCTGAGCGCCGTAAGGCCCTTGAGTTTGCTCAACGTCACTTTGGGCATGTTCGACTCTGCTTCTATGGTCGTGGCGTAAATGGTAAGTCCATTACTATGCACTCGCAGGAGCAACACACGCTAACCGTCGACCGGACGAGCTGGCTGGATCTCTCGCTCGGCCGTATTCGCAACCAGAAGATGCGGCTCCCTCTTGATGTCCCCATCGAGTATAAAGAACAACTGAAGGCACTTGTGCGTATTACCGAGAAAGACAAAGATGGTAACCCAGTCGCCAAGTATATCAAGACCGGTGAGGATCACTTTGCCCACGCACGAAACTACAACGAGATTGCGTTGCAGCTTGCGGCATCGTTCGCTCAAAATCAAGATATCGGGGGAGTTTACTAGTGCCTGCTACTATTAGCTTACACAAGATCCGCCACCCACAGCATACTCTGATGAGCCTGGAATGGGAAAAGTTCCGTCTGGCTTTTGAAGGAGGTATCTTCTTCAAGAGTAAGTATCTCAAGAAGTTCAGCACTCGTGAGACGCAGAGTGACTTCAATGCTCGCTCGTCAATGTCTCACGTGCCAGCTCACGCGAAGGCTGCGATCCTAGATATTCGGAACGCTATCTTCAAGCGGATGGTTGACATTATCCGCAAGGATGGTCCTGATTCCTATACCCGTGCAGTTGCCGGCCTCAACCATGGGGTAGACGGCAAGGGCAACAGCATGAATAGCTTCATTGGCCAGGTGATCTTGCCTGAGCTACTGGTGCTAGGTCGTGTCGGTATCTATGTCGATAAGCCGCAGATTCTTTCAGACAGACTTAGCCTGGCAGAAGCGCGTAAGTTTACCCCTTACCTCTACCACTACCAGGCTGAGGACATCTTCTCTTGGCACTTTAACGAGTTCAACATGTTGGATGTTGTTCTTCTACGTGACCATGACTTTACGACCGATGAGACTACTGGTCTGATTGATGGTGAGGTTGAAAACTTTCGTCTACTCAAGCTGGTTGAGGTTGACGGTCGCCCGCAGGTTGAGTTAAGTAGGTTTGGCCTCAGTCAGCGAGGACCAGGGCTTGGCTCTGCTGGACCGGTTGCTAATCGGAGTGCGAACCCTCCCTTGACAATGCTCGAAGAGCCAATGATTCTCGACATTCCGGAGATTCCTTTCGTTCTCATGGAACTTGATACGTCAATGATGACGGACATCGCCGACTACCAGATTAGCTTGCTGAACCTAGCGAGCAGTGATGTGAACTACGCCTTGAAGAGTAACTTCCCCTTCTACACTGAGCAGTTCAGTCCGGGTATGGAGCTTCCAAACCTGCGCCAAGCCAATGTCATTAACGGTGATGGAACATCGAAAGAGGCGACTACGGCTAATGCCCGCCAGCAGAAGACCGGTGTCAGCCAAGGCCGCCGCTATGCAATGGGCACTGATCGTCCTGGCTTCATTCACCCGAGCAGTGAGCCTCTTATTGCGAGCATGAAGCTCCAAGAGAAGATGAAGCAGGACATCCGTGAACTGGTCAACCTGAACCTTACCAATGCCAAGTCTGTCGCAAAACCTGGTCTTGAAGGTGGAGGTATTGAAGGTGGCTTGGCGAACATCGGGCTTGAGTGTGAGTTCGGTGAGCGTAATGTTGGCCGCATCTGGGGTTGGTATGAGAATGCCAAGGGTGGTGAGGTCACTGTCAAGTATCCCGATAACTATGACATGCGGACTGATGAGGATCGCCGTCAGGAGGCAGGAGAACTTCGAGAGATTCTTCCGACCGTTCCAAGTAAGACCTTCCAGAAGCAGACGACTAAAGACATTATCACGATCATGCAGGGGCATAAGGTTTCGCTTGACGAACTACAACAGATGCACGCGGAAATCGACAGTGCTGTTGTCATTGTTACTGATCCAATCATTATTCGCTCGGACCATGAGGCTGGCTTTGTTGGTGATAAGCTTGCAAGTGAATTGCGTGGCTATCCGAAGGGTGAAGCCGAGCGTGCTGCTAAAGATCATGCAAAGCGTGCTGCTCGCATCGTCACGGCGCAGATGAAGGAAGCCGACATGAAGCGTGCCCAGGCACGTGGCGCACCCGATATGGATGCTGATACCGACAGCGGTGTTGTCGAGCGTGATGAAGCAAACGATACCACAACCGAGATGTCCGAAACTGACCGGACACGTGGGGAGGGCCAGTAATGCCTAACTACGCAACTATTGCTGAAGCTCAGACTTATTTTGACTCACGGCTCAATACAGAACCCTGGGACAATGAGACGGATGTAAACATCCGGACCAAGGCTCTCGGGCATGCAACAAATATTATTGACCGATTAAACTACTCTGGGTGCAAAGCTGACGAAGCACAAGTCAATCAGTTCCCGCGTGGAACAGATGTCACCATCCCACAAGATATCAAGAATGCTAGTTCAGAGATTGCTCTCGCTCTCTTGGATGGTGTTGATCCTCAGTTAGAGTTCGAAAATGTTTTTATGACTTCCCAAGGATACGGTGGTGTCCGATCTTCATTTGATCGAACGGTCAAACCTGCTCATTTACTAGCGGGCGTTCCTAGTTTTACAGCTTGGACATATCTGCATCCGTATCTCTCCGATCCTCTTAACATTGAACTACATCGAACTAGTTGATGCGCGTCATCCTTATTCTTTTTTTGGCCACCATGCCTGCGCTTGCCTATGGTCAGCCAATAGAACCGGCACCTACAGTAACGAATGACGTCTCGGCAGATGTCTTCAATTACTTTGCATGGTCTGCTGGTGCTATTATCCTTGGGCTGGTTGGTGCCATTAGTGTCCTTTGGCATTCGCGTTCAAAGAGTGGGCTGTCATCCGAGGAGCACGCGATGTTGGTCTGGCTGAAAGACGCGCATGATCAGAAAACTGAGGGTGTCTTTAACTGGATGGTCCCTCGTGTCTGGAGCGAGATGCTTGTCAACATCGCTGAGGCTGCCAAGCAGCAGCAAGATATTGGCGAGGTCCGGGATCGCCTAGAACAAGAACAAACCGAGCGACGTGAGCAAGTTGAAGCTCTTTTGCGCGAGCAAAAGGACATCATGCAGATCGCATTAGAGACGAATAACAAAGTAGGGACGGCACTTGAGGGCAATCAGAAAATTCTAGAGAAGGTTGAAGAGCTTCTCAAGAAGAAGGAGACCTAATGGACCAGTCACCCCTGGATCAAAGTCACGAACTTCTGAAGGCCCGATTCTTAGCATCTGCTCAGAGGGTCTCACGAAAAGCCGATGCCCACTCAAATCGAACCAAGATACTACATGCTACCATTGAGCAAGAAGAGGAGAAAGGCGATGGCTCAAGGCTGTTTCGACTCACTCAATGTCTGAATGGAGCCACAGTATCTCAAGATGAAACTAAAGAAGAAGATTAAATAACCCGCACCATCTATGGTGCAACAATACCGACGAGATGTCGGGTGGAGATTTGAAATGCGATTCGGTGACTATAACAGTATACTCTATATGATGAACCGGGTTCGGTATCCGGTCTTTGAAGGTGAAGGTGACGCCGGGGCCGTCGAAGGTGATGCTGGAGGTGAGGGTGATGGTGGCATCGCTACTGGCACTCCTCCTTCTGCGACAAACGGTAACACTGATCCAAAGGCGTTTTCTCCTGAGCAGCAAGCCGAGGTCAATCGGATCATGGCTGCTGAGAAAAAGAAGCATCAGCGCACGGTTCAGAAGGCTGTGGACGAAGCGAACGCTTTGCGTTCCAAGGCTCAGCTCACTGCGACTGAACGTTCGGAGCTGGACAACCGTCTGGATTCGATTACGAACGAGATGCGAACGAAGGATGAGCAGGCCAAACGGGCTGCTAAGAAGCAGAAGGAAGCTCATCAGAAAGCTATTGAATCGTTGACTGCCGAGAAAACTACTTGGCAACAACGCTACACCGAATCAACTATCGAGCGTTCTCTAACGGACGCGGCCGCTGCAAACAATGCGTTTTCTCCCAAGCAAATTGTTGCTATTCTCGGCCGGACTACTCAACTCGTTGAGGTTCTGGATGACGAAGGTCAACCTACCGGACAGCTTGCCCCGAAGGTGAAATATCGGGCCAAGGACAAGGAAGGAAAGCCAGTTACTCTTGACCTATCCCCGGAGGATGCGGTCAAGAGGATGAAGGATGAAGATGAATACCTGAACCTCTTTCGGGGTGAGGGATCTGGTGGTGCTGGTTTGCGCTCCCAACCCGGGGGCAAGAAGCAGGATCTCAAAAACCTTGCCAAAGACCCTGCGGCCTATCGGAAGGCACGCAAGGCCGGCGAAGTCAATTTCTAAATGGAGAATACAATGCAGTTTAACGGTTTGATGGCGCCCATCCGGGTGCCGGTCTTCGCGAACGATCTCGAAGACGCATTTACTCCTGAGGTTTGGGCCCAAGAGGGTCTCATGCTTCTGGAGAACAACATGGTGGCGGGTAACCTCGTCCACCGGGATTTCGAGAACCAGATCGCCAACTTCGGCGATATCGTCAACACTCGTCTGCCCGCCAACTTCGTTGGTAAGCGTAAGACGGATGCTGACAGCGTCACAGTCCAGGATGCGGTGACTCCCAACGTCGCCGTTCCCCTGAACCAGCACCTCCACACCTCGTTCCTCGTGAAGGACGGTGAGGAATCGCGTGGTTTCCAGAGCTTGCGGGACAACCTGCTCGCTCCGGCCATGCTCTCGCTGGCGCAGATGGTCGACGAGGTCGTCTTGGCTCAGGCGTATCAGTTCCTTCCGAACGCGGTTGGTCAGCTAGGCGTCACTCCTACCAAGGAGTCGGTCATCGCGGTCCGCAACAAGATGAACCAGCTCAAGGTTCCGATGGAGGGTCGTAATCTCGTCATTACTCCCGACACCGAAGCCGATCTGCTGGCCATCGATTCCTGGATCACCGCCGATAAGGTGGGCGACGAGGGTAGCGCTCTGCGTGAGGGTTCGCTTGGTAAGAAGTATGGCATCCTTCACTGGATGAGCCAGAATACTCCGAGTGTCCCCGGTGGCACGAACGATAACACGTTCGTGGATGGCGCCATCAATCTGGCGGCTGGTTATGCGAAGGGTGATACTGTTCTGGTCGTGGACGTCTTCGCTGCGGCGATCCAGAATGGTTCGTGGTGCACTATTGCGGGTGATGACATTCCGCATCGGATCACTGCGACTGTTGGTGGTGCTACTCCAACGTCGATCACGATTACTCCAGCGCTTGCGCGGGATGTAGTTGACGATGCGGTCGTGCGTGTTTACACGCCTGGTCAGATTGACTTTGCTGCTGGCTATGCTCTTGGTTACGCTAAGGAAATGGTCATTGACGGTTTCGCTATCGCTCCGAACACTGGTCAATTGATCAGCATCGGTGTCGCTGGCACGGATCCCGTCTACGGTGCCCTCAGCACTCCCTCGACGATTGAGCTGCTGCTCGGCCGTCCGTTGGAGGCTGCGGCTGCCGACGACGCTTTCGTGGCTCCTGGCCCTGCTGGTAACTACAACTTCGGGTTCCACCGCCAAGCAATGGCGCTGGTCACTCGTCCTTTGGCGGCTCCGGCCTCCGGGACTGGTGCCCTGTCGTTCGTGGCGTCTTTCAATGGACTGTCCATGCGCGTCGTCATGACGTATGACGGCAATCTGCAGGGTCATCTGGTGACCTGCGACCTGCTGTGTGGCGTGAAGGTTCTCGACATCAACCTCGGAACGGTGATGCTCGGCTAACGGTGAAGGGTGAGCTGGGGGATGGCAACATCCCCTGGCGAGCCTTCTCTTAAGGAGTCCAAATGGCTGCTCAAAATGTATTAAGACAGATTACTGTTATCCTATACAGATTGAAGCGGCAGTTTGGCCTCGCGGTAACAATCTATCAGTATGCAAGTCAAACGAATAATGTTGAAACGGGAGAAATTTCACGGAACTATAATGTCTTCAACGTCCGGAGAGCACCTGTTCTGCCAGACCGTATTGACCGAAGCTTCATCTATGACCTTACTTTTATTGCGGCTAACAACAACTTTGTAGGCGGCGGTCTTTTCGACCGTAAGGCACGAACGTTGCTGTTCGACGCTAAAGACTTACCGAAAGGTTTTGTCTTCACTAACGATGATCACATCGAGTTTGACGACCAACGCTACGAGATCAAAACTATTACCGCTCTTGAACAGAAGAAGGGTTTTCTTCTTACTGTCGCGGGAATAGATAGCAGCGAGACTGTTGGATAATATGAGTTCAAATCCAAATTGGCCTAGATGGATTTTTGCAACTGCAAGTAAACACTTTCTTGTAGCTGCAACAGCAGCGGGTATTCCGCTGTTTATTGAAGGTCAACATCGAGCTACGCGCACGGAGAAAGATCTCTTTGAGCTACGCATGGATGGCCCTAACTTGCGAGAGGTTAGCAAGGACTGTTGGATATTAAACATTGAGTTCAATATACTTATCCAATCCACTATGAATGACACGAACTATCACAGGATCCACCAAATGGTGGGTATTGCAGCGGTGGCCTTTGAGCCATCCATCACCGTATTCAAACTCGGAAATGGTATAGAGGATGATCAATCCTTTGTTGGTTGTCTACAACTTCTACAGAACGCTGCAACGCGTGACTATGTGGAGATCAACCACTTCGGACAGATCGACGCCAAGACCAAGCTGATGCAAGCATCTGTTGAAGGTCACTACAAGATGGTTCTAAATCTAACCTCTTAAAGGAGAGGAACACTCATGCAGTTCAATGTTTTGATGGCACCCATTCGGGTTCCAGTTTTTGCTCAGATCGACCTCAAGCGGGTCGAACTGAAACTCCAGGATGGCACGACGCCAACGGCCAATTTTATTCTCATCAAGATCGGTGAAGGAAACCTCACTTACAGTGAGACCCGCACAGTCGAGTATACCCTCGACCGTGGCCGTATTGATGAGGTCCGTGAGGGCGATGAAGTCCCCATGGATGTCAGCTTTGACCTCCTCTGGGAGTTCATCACCGGCAACCAGGACTCGGCGGGTGTTCCGCCTACGGTCGAGGACGTTCTGAAGAATATCAATAACGCGTCAACTTGGATCTCAAGTGATCCTGATACGTGTCGCCCCTTCGCGGTTGATATCGTTCTTGAAAATGTTCCGGTTTGTGGTGCTGGTGCACCAACTCAGGAGCAGGAGTTCATCACTCTACCGGACTTCCGGTATGAGTCGTTGGACCACGACCTGTCGGCTGGAACCATCGCAGTTTCCGGCAAATGTAACTCCAAGACGGCTTCCATCGTGAGGTCGCTCCAGCCCTAGCAGTAGCTAGGCATCTCTGTTAACCAAAGAGGAATATTGTGAAGATCAAAGGTAAGAAGCTCGACGGCCCTAATATCGAGGTTGTGGTTATTCCACGACAAAGCGGGGACATTGTGTTCAAGGCTGCTGCAGTCTTGGACTATGCGGATTGTGACAAACTCAACCCGATGCCTCAAGCTCCCAAGAAACTTCTTAGGGGCGGGGCGGTTCAAGAGAATGTCGAAGATCCAAACTACGTAGCAGCGGTTGACGTGTGGGCTACTCGAAAGTTCTATTGGATGCTGTTGAAATCTCTTGAGGCCACTGAAGGTCTTGAGTGGGAGACAGTGAAGATGAGCAAGCCTGAAACATGGGAGCTGTATAAGACGGAGATGCAGAGCTGTGGGTTCTCTCCTGGAGAGATCGCTCGGGTCGAGATGTGCGTGACGGATGCCTGTGGCCTGAACCAGACGAAAATCGACGAAGCTACAAAACGTTTTTTAGCTGGTCAGGCGCAGGATCCCGCCAACGGGTCTACCCCAAGTATCGCACAGCAGCCTACTCCATCTGGCGTGCCTGCGAACGCTGGGGCCTAAAACCCCCAGGGGTTAAGGAAGGATGGGAAGATAATGTTCCGTGGCTTCAAGCACAGCTCATTGCATACGATCAACTTCGCTCTCATGAGCGAGGCGAGGAACGTATGGAGCTTTACAAAATGCTCGGAGCAGTCAGGAAGTAGTCTCTAGTGGGTATCGATGTGGACATCGTTGGGATCAAAGCACTTCGTAACAGGCTCAAGGGCATGGAAACGGGATCTGCTAATGTGACCAGGGCACTACGTCGGACTCTCACTAAAGTCTGGAAAGACGGAGCACAAGAGTTCATTCGGGTGGCGTTGAAGAAGGTGGCGGTTGATACTGGAATGTCAGCCGCTACCTTCTACGCTCTCGCGAAAGCTCTAAGACGTAACGACGCTGTTACTCTTGTGGATGTTGCACTCACTGATGTCCCTACCGGTCAGCGCAAGGGAGTTCCTGAGTTTCCTAGTGGCCGTCGTCGGCCGGGCATTCAGGATATTGGCGAGGGTAAAGACCTTGGTAAAAGAGCCTTTACTTTTGTTGTCCCAGCTGCTAGTTCCTCGCAGTTTGTTTTCAAGTTCAACTTTCAAACTGTCTCGTGGCAAATGGCTTTCAATGATCCGGAGGTCGAAGCCTTGACCGAAGGGCTTGAGGCTTTCGAGCGAATCGTTGAACGTGAGTTTGTGGAAAAAGCCCGCTTCATTATTGACGGTTACCTTAGAGGTAAGACCGTCTTCTTCGAAGGTGATGACTAATGGCTGACCCACCGATTCAATTAAATGCTGATGCCTCTAGCCTAGTTACTGCCATCGACCAGGCTGTCGCTGCGTTTGCGAAATTTGATGAAGCAACTGCGCGAATCATCAAAGACCAAGCTACTCTAAACCAGAGTGGTGATGCCCTCATCCGAACCTTGACTCGGGTTGATGGTGCTGGCAACAAGATGGCCACGACTTGGAGAAAGCTCGAGGATGACATCAAGCAGACCTCAGTCGTCACCAAGGCTGCTGTTGCTGATATTAAAGAATTCGCGACAACCTCTGAAGCAGCGGCGACTGCTACAAGGTTGCTCGGAGAGGCTACTGCCTTAAATGTTGGTGGCCTCCAGAAAGAGGCAGCAAGTCTTGAAAAGGCTTCTGCGTCAGCGTTCAAGAAAGCGGCCTCTCTAGAGGCCCAGGCTGCAAAGCATCTTGTAACTGCTGCGGCCCAAAGAAGCCAGAAGAAAGAACAGGTTTCTCTTGACGCTTCTACTCGTAAGACAGCTAAGGCTGCCGCTTTGCTCGTGGATGCGGAAGAGTTTGAGGCCCTCGCCCACATTGCGAACGCTGAGGCAGTAGCGGCAGAAGCCGCTGCCATTGCTCTTCTTAACGAGGCCAAGAAAACTGTTGTAAGTGGTCAACTTCAAACCGAAATTACTGAACAGGGAAAGACCGCACAGGAGGGCACTGATCCTCAGAATCTGAAAGCCATCAGACTTAAGGCTCTCCAAGAGATTGCCGCTCAAGAGTTTAAGAACGCCCAAAAGGCAAGGGCCGACAATCAGAAGACTGCCGCAGAGCAATTAACAGCTGCGGAGAGGCTAGCAGCTAAACGCATCAAAGATGCGGAGCTAATCCTCGCTGAGACGAACAAGCTCCTTAGTCCTTTCGAGAAGTCGTTCCAGATTAACTTGAAGACTGCTCGCGCTCAAGCGATGCAAGCCCAGCAGATGGTTAAGTCGACGGCGGAGGCCGAGAAGCAAGTTGGGCTCTTTGCCCAGGCATTGATCCTTGTCGAGAACCAAGCTGCCGCGCGCCTGTTTGCTGACGCGGCCCCAACCGCACGCGGGCAGGCTGCCCAAGAGGGCACCGATGCCCAAAGCCTCAAGGTCATCAAGCTTAAGGCCCTCCGTGAAATTGCTGCTCAAGAATTCAAGGATGCTGTAAAGGTTCGGGCTGACAATAAGAAGACTGCTGATCTTGAGATTGCTGAGTTCAAGAGGATCGCTGCGGCACAGATTAAAAGTCGCAAAGAGCGTCTTGCTAAACGTCGTGCTGATCGTGAGAAGGAGGCTGCTGACGAGCGTGCGAGAACTAAGAAGCTAGAAGCAGAGGCACTTGAGGCAGCGCAGAGGGAGTTCGCTGCACGCGTTAAGTTTGCTGAGGCACTGAAGGTCAAACTTTTCAAGGATATTCAGCTTGAGAAAGCTGCACGCCTTAAGGCTATCAATGAAGAGCGGGCCGCAACGCTCGCAACTCGCACGCCTGTCGTTGCACAGCGCCTCACAACAGGCACTGCTGGCAAGCAAGAAATTAACACCTTCCTCCAAGCAGAGAAAGCGGCTAAGAAGTTTGCCGCGACAAGCGTAACAGCCTTTAAGCAGGTGGATGCTGCCATCGGCCAGGCACGGGCTGGCACACTCAAGTTCACCGGGAATCTCACTCAGGCGGAGCAAGCTGCACTCAAGCTGGTGGCGGCTGAGAAGCAGGTTGCTCTTGGAGCCAACCAAGCCAATGCGGCCAGTAAGGGACTCCTTACTTCCTTCAAGAGCCTCGGAAACCTTATCGGGATCAGCCTCCTCATTGGTGGAGCCTTCCGCTTGGTGCAAGCTTTCACTGACGCTGCCAAAGCAGCCGGTGAACTCACAATTAAGATCGCTGAGATCGAGACTATCTCAACGCAAGCTGCTCGCTCCACAGAGTCTTGGGCTGTTGATCTTCGAGCCCTCAGTAACGCATTCGGTATTGACACTCTCTCACAGGCTGAGGGTGCCTATCAGATTCTGTCGCGTCAAATCAAGAACATGGCTGGCGAGTCCATCCAGGGTGCCGAAGCTCTCAAGTTCCTAGAGGTCGCTAACAAGCTCGCCGTGACTGGTGTTACGGATACAGCGACAGCTACTAACCTGCTGACCTCGGCGATGAACGCCTTCAAGATCCCGGCTGAGGAGGCCGAGGTCGTAGCTGCCAAGCTGTTCAAGGCTGTTGAACTTGGTGCTCTGCGTATTGAAGACATTGCGAACATCATGGGCCGCGTGGCCGTGCCCGCTAAGGCTCTTGGTCTTAACCTCGATCAGGTCTTGGGTTCGATTGATGGTCTTACGCGTCAAGGCTTCAAGGCGGATGAGGCCATCACTGGCATTCGTAATGTCATCCTCAAGCTCATTAAGCCGACGAAGGCTGGCTCCGAAGCTCTCCGGGCTTTGGGTGCTGATACGGGCCAGGCGCTTATTCAGGCCCGTGGATTCATTCCAGGTCTTACCGCTTTCATTGAAGAGCTAGGCGATACTGTTGAAGGAACCGCCGAGGGCTTCGGGCGTATCCGCGCTATCGTTGGTGCTCTTGGTCTTACTGGTAAGAATGCAGAAGCTGCGGCTGACTCGATTAGGCAGATCAAAGATGCCAGCATCGAATCCTTCGGTGAAGATACCCAGAAGATTCTCAGGAGCACTGGCAAGCAATTCGAGCGCATGCGCGAGCAGGCTCAGAACCTGTTTGAGAAGGAGCTAGGTGGTCCCGCCCTTGTAGCGGTTGCTAAGTTTGTTGAGGAAGCCGGTGGGGTCGAGAAGATCCTCCGCGAGACTGTTGAAGTGATGAAGGTTCTCGGCAAGGTGATGTTCGCCTTTGCTGAGGTCGCCGTCTTTGTCGCAGAGAATATCCGACTCATCGGTGCCGCTCTGGCAGTTACCTTTGCAGCGAAGCGCCTCATTGCAATGGAGGCTCTGTTCGTCGGCCTCACGCGCCTACAGACAGCTTCGTTCGCATTTGCACTCGCACAGGAAAGAGTTGCTGCTTCGACGCTGCTTGCTAATGCTGCTCTGCTCGCTTCTCCAATCGGACTTGCTCTGATCGCAGGTGCTGCAGTTCTCGGTGCAGTTAAACTACATACTGACGGCGAGAAGGCAAAGCTCAAGGCTTCCGAGGATAACAACATCCGGATTCTTGAGGCCAATAAGAAGACCCAGGAAGCTTTCAAAAATGCCCAGGGTGAAAACACCAAGGGCTTCATTGAAGAACTGGATAAACGCTTCAAAGCCATTCTCACTCGGAACCAAGGTATTGTTAGCGAGCTTAACAAACAACAGGATGTTCTTGCAAAGCAAGCGGAGGCTACCGCAGAAGCTACCAGTGAGATCCTCAAGGTCTTCAACAAGAGTGTCTCCACGCAGCTTTCCGCAACAACAAAAGAACTTAAGGACTTCGAGAAAACTGCGATCAAAGCTGCGGAAGCCGTCGAAGGAATTCTCCAGAAGGAGGACAAGGCTCAGTTCGATATCGATGTCGGCATCGCAGGTTTCGGCACGGCGATCAAGCTTATCAAGACTGAGATTACGGAGGCTCGTGGAGACGTTGCGGAGGCAACTGCAGCCGGTGACCTTAAGAGATTCGAGACCCAGCGAAAACGTCTCAACACTCTCGTCAAGCAACGCATCACTGCTGAGATTAAGTTCGCCAAAGCACAGAGCAAGATTGATCAGGAGCTACAGGAAGCTCAGGCTGATCGTCGACAAGCTACGACGCGCGAAGAGCGTAAGGCAGCGGATGACCGCATCGCGAATCTTCAACGTCAGCAAAAGATCCTTAATGACGGGACGTCCCAGCAACTTAAGGGCGAGCGTGCAATCCAGAAGCTGCGAGAGCAAGCTGCAAAGGCAACAGATGCTGCGTCTTTCAAGAAAGCTATCGACGCCCTAAGTGCCCTCAAGCGTGAACAAGAACGACTCAATGCACTTGCAGCGACTGAGCGTCGGATTCGTGCTGAATCGGTAGTTGAAGCAGCCAAGCAAGCTGAACAAGCTATCAAGATTGCTGACATCAATAAGAAGCGTGCTGAGGATGCTCGCATCGAGCAGCAAGCAATCAAAGCCCTTCAGCTGCAATTTGCTCTTGCCAAGAAAACAGCAGAGGCTTTCAACGTCGAACGTGTTACTGAAGGCAAGACTGCCGAGGAGATCAACAAGGCTGTTGAGGAGCAGCAGAGGAATTTCGCTAAGCTCATTACACTTAGTCGCCAACTCACTGGCGGGAACCAGCTCGATGCGTCCTTTATCGAAGAGGAGACTGCTCTTCGCGAACAAGCCCAATCTCAGATTGATATTCTAGAGCAGAAGGCTAAAGATAGGCGCCTTGCCGAACTCAGTGAGCTTCTGGCTGTGCGCCTCAAAGCCACTGAACAGGTTACTAAAAAAGAACTTGGGAATCTTGAGATTGTTCAACGGGCAATCTCAGGTTTCACGTCCATTGAAACGCAAGGTCAAGACGCCCGGCGTGCTGGGTTTGGCACTTTCACCTCTGGTGGCGGTGAGGATGAGGTTGCAAACGATGACGCCATCTTCCAAAGTGTCAAGGGCCTGGCGAATGTTCTTGAGCAAGCAATCTTGGAACAGACTAAGGACTTTACACAAGAGCGTCAGGATCGGATTGACTCACTTGTCAAATCAATCACGGGTCAACTCGATGTTTCTCGCTTTGAAAGCCTACGGACTGTCGGACTTAGCCAGGATAAGAATACAGGTTTCGACCCAGCCGGAAAGAAACGAGCCTCTGACCTTACAGAGGCGACCCTCGTCTTCGTCAAAGATATCCAGAGTGCGGCAGCAGCCACAGCCGCACTAGGTGTAAGCCAGTCGGAGTCTCAAAAGCTCGTCGACGGCATCGCTGACCTTACAAAGCAGAACGAGTCCAAGAACGCACAAGCAATTAGTAAGGAGACGAGACTACGGAACGAGCACACCCTCGCTCTTAAATCGTCAACCGGCTTCCTCGAAGAGTTCAACGAGCTTGTCAGTGGTAAGGCGCGAGCCACCAAGGGCCCAGCAACTGCGCCAGAGGCAAGTGTTCTGGCGACCGCACAGGCCGCACAACCAAGCTCCACCCAGAAGGGTGTTGCGGATCAGTTTAAGAAAGACCTCAAGGACACGGATGCTGCCATCGCAGACAGCATGGACAAGGGCTCCAAGGCTGCTAAGAAAGCGGTTGCGAAGAACGTCGCAGACGCAACAGCAGAAGGCACGAAGAAGGGTGCCGAAGAAGGCACTTCTGCCGCAGTTAAGAAAGCCGAGAAAGCGGCGGAAGCCGCTCGGGCAACTGAGGAGGCTGCGCGGAAAGAGCGAGACGCAAACCTCAAGAAGCAAATTGCAGAACTGCAAGCCGGTATCGAGAAACGCCGAGCAGCCGCTCTTAAGCCAGCAGCCGTAGGACCAAGAACACCGGAACGTCCAAAGTTCAAAGCGAAGAAGTTCGATAGCACCATTCGCCTCGGTCAAGGTGCCCTCCCAATTGCTGTGCAACAGGCTCGCATTGCCGTGCAGGCTGCGAAGGCAGCAAAGGAAAACGAGAAGGCTCGCAAGGCGGACGAAGCTAATCGCAAAAGAGATGCTGCCATCCGCCAGACTGGTAAGACCGGCGTCAACGCTAAGGGACTTTTCACTCGTGGTGGTAGTGGTCCTCGTCCTGGCACGTTCAAAGGTGGCCTGCGGCCCGGTCAAACCAAGCAAGGTGGCGAGGGGCCGACGCAGCAAAAGCAGCTTACGGCTGGTGAGCAAACTGCTGCAAACACTAAAGCCCTTGTCGATGCTCAGAAGGCTAAGGAGGCAGCTACCAAGGCAGCAGCAGATGGAACGAAAACTCCGCCAGTAGAGGGCGTGGGTGTTGGAACCCGAGGCGTCGGATTAGCAGGAGCAGGGACTAACGATGCGGTTGGTGCTCTTGCATCTGGCTTCGGTGGAGGCCAGGACGAAGCTCTCGCGGAACTGAACAGAATTACTGGTCGGAACGCTGATGCCCAGAACACGGTTCTTCGCTCGGCAGAAGGAGCAACGCTTCTCTGGGAGGAAAACAACGCAGCCCAGAACCACTGGGTCGCTACTGTCCAGAAGAGTGCCGCCAACGGGGAGGAACTTGCCAGGATCGTGGAGGCAAGGGTTCCACTGGCGCAGGCTGCGCTCGACGCTGAGCAGAGAGCATTTGATGCCATCATCGCAGCAGAGGATGCAGCGAAGCCTGGAGATATTACAAAGCCAACTGCTACGTTCGGACAGATTCCTCGTGACGAACTTGGACTTGCCGCGCGCGCTCAAGCTGGAACTATTGCGAATACAAGGTTCGATCCAAGTGGTAGATTGCGACCGCAAGACTCTGTAGGGTCGGATACTATCAACGTCGGCGGTATCAGCGTAGTAGTCAACGAGTCAAAAACCCCAGAACTAACTGGGCAAAAACTTAGTCAGGTGCTCAATCGCGGGCTTCGTGACGGAACAATCAGAATCAGGAGTAAGTAATGAGTAGTAAGAATGAGTTCGAGATGGGGCAACAAGTTAGTGCCTCTGTCGTCCGTCAAAAGGGGCGTGCCGATCCCGGTAGTGATTTCAAGCCAAAAGGCTTTTTCACTGTTGAGCATCTAGATAAGGATGGGAACATCAAAGGTATCTACAAGATGCCCAACGGTGTTACCAACGTTGGTAAGGATCATGTCCTTAATACTCAGTTCAATGCTGGTACCCCAGTGAACCCTTGGTTCATCGGCATCATTGATAATAGTGGATTCACTGCTCTAGCAGCAGCAGATACTATGGCTTCACATGCTGGCTGGAATGAGTTCACAACCTACTCCGAAGCTACACGTGTTGACTGGGCTGAAGATGCGGCGTCAGGTCAAGCAATCTCAAACTCGACCCCAGCGACGTTCAACATCACTGGCTCTGGTACACTGAACGGTGTATTCCTCAACAGCATTAGCACGAAGTCCGGCACCACTGGAACGCTTTGGGCAACAGCTTCGTTTGCTTCGACGATCCCAGTTGTCAACACCGATCAACTCAAGATCACCTACACCGTAACGGCGACCTAGTATGACCCTTGTTCCCATCAAGATTAAGATTCTTCTCGATAATGAAGGGAACAATCTTTATCCAAGGTTCAACGACATTCCGTCTGACTTACGTAACGGAATGAACTGGTCAAACTTCTTCGACGCACATGGTCTAGGCTGGCACTTCGATAAGAAGTCCGGCTTCCATGTGTCGGACACTGTCAACCCTGACCCGTGTTGCCAGTTTGGTATGACTTGTGTTCCTGCAGAGTTTGCAGAGGCAGCAGCAAAGATGTTCCCTGACACTGTCAAGATAGTTTCGGAAGAAGTCTTTGAGAAGTTTTATGATCAACGTGCACATGAGCATGAGGACACTGAGTTTCTTGATGCTGATGTCCTTATTGCTATCCAAGCCAGGATAGCTTTAGAGGAGCACGGAACAGCACCGACAGTGCCACCTAGTCGTGAGTTGCTAGAGGAGCGACGTAAATGTCTTGACCCTAGTTGCCAAGAGAACCGAGGTATTCGTAAGAATATCAAAAAGACTTGGGCTGGGTATAAGAAGACTCGTGTAGTTAAGATTCGTGATACAGAGGCGAAGCCCTGACCAAGCCGAAGGTCTTACTGTCTGTTCCTACAGGAACCGGATGGGTGCATAAGCATGTAGTCTTTGCACTCCTCCGGCTCCTGCGGGATCCTCGTGTCGACATCACACCAATGATTACGACGCATCGTCCATATGTCCATAACCTGCATCTTATTCAGAAGGATTTCCTAGCAGGTGACTATGATTACCTTATCACTATGGACGATGATAACCCACCTACTAAGAACATCATTGACTTAATCTTTCTTGATAAAGACGTCATGGCAATGCCTACTCCAGTCTGGCATAACGATGGCGAAAGTAAGGCACCTTTCTACTTCAATGTCATGGTGGCTAAAGAAGATGGTTATATACCTCTCGCGTCCAGTGAGAAGTTCAAAGGTGTTGGTCTCTATGAAGTGGATGCTGCTGGATCGGGATGTATGATCATTGCGCGTCGTGTGCTTGAAGCTATGAAGGCTCCTTTTATGCGAACATGGAATGAAGACGGTATCGTCGAAACTGGTGGGGACTTTAGCTTTTGCCGTAGAGCAAAAGAACAAGGCTTTAGCATCTGGACGCACCTAGACTACCCATGCCTACATTTTAAAGAAATTGAACTCACTGAGATCATTAGTGCTTTTGCGGAGATGAAGGATGCCTGATTCCTTAGCTGCTGGCTCGACTAATGACAAGCTCTATCACATCAGTGGTGACTATACGTCCACCATTAAGACGAGTTTTGTAACTACTGCGATTGATGGTAGCACGCAAGGCATGTCGGCCGATAGCGATGACCCCTACTGGACTGGAAATACAAA